TACGCGCGTGGTCGAACCGTCCCCAAAGCCGGTATAGGAACTGCCCTTGGCGGTCTTAAATGTAAACTGTTCCGCGTCCGGAGCAGGAGCGGCGGTAGGCTGTGCGGCAGGCGTGGCACGAGGCGTGACCGGGGCAGCAGGAGCGGGGCGCCCTGTAAAGAACTCGCCGTAGCGTTGGGCAAGAGTTGCCTCAGAACGGCGGATTGCCTCATCAGAGAACGGTTTGCCAAACTCAATGAGGTCGCGCAGGATAGGGACACCGCCCCTGCCATACTGATGAAAATCTCGGTCGCCGGCTACGTCAAAGCGCGCTCCCACGCCGGGAGCCAATTCGATATCGTCGTTTGCCGCGTCACCATAGATACGGCCCGTCGTAAACGGGGAAAGCTGCCGGGCAACCCGCTCTGCGTCGGCGCGGCTACCGACATAAACAGTAATATCTTTGCCCGTTTGTCCACTGTTACGGTCGGTCTTAGCTTGTTGGCCGGTTTTCCGCAGTTCCCCAATAAGCCTAGAAACCTGTTGCGGGGACATGCCCGCCGTTCCAATGTGCAGCTTCCATCCGTCAGTATCCCGCAGACCTGCGGGGCGGTTATTCCTTAGCGGGTCAAGCTCGACCGGTACGGGAGGGGCGGCGGGAGCAGGAGCGGCGGTAGGTTCGGGCGCGGGCCGGGAAGGCCGCCGGGGTGGGCCGTTAAAAAGAGCGGAATCAGCAGCCGATTGGCGAGCGTCTGCGGCACCTTCGCGAAACAAGGCAGCCAAGTCGGTGCGCCCCATGCCTTCTGCCCGGCGGGCCAAGGATTCATAATACTCTGCCCGTTGAAGTGACGTTACAGGTCGCAGGGTATAAGCGGGATCGGCGGTGGGAGCTTGCGGGGGAGGCGGTGCTGGCGCAGTTTGCGGGACCGGCGCCCCTTCGGCGGGCGGGGATACTGGAGCGGTAGCGGCAGGGGCTTCTGTCGTGGGTGCCGCTGCTGGCGCAGGCTGTGCCTGGGCAGGGGTGCCGTAGTTGACGGAGTAGGTAGCCTCACGCTTAATAACCTTCTTGCCCTTCTTGGTGGTAGCTTCGGCGGTGTTGCGGCGGATGACGCCGGTAGCAGCAAGGGCTTCAAGTTGGGCGGTCGTCGCCTTGACTTCGTCGGGCGTGACGCGGCCCGGATCAATGTCGCGGGACAGGAGGGCGGCGCGGGCAACGGAGTTGGGCGTGAAGGAGTTAAGCTTGAGGTAGCCCCGGTTCGCCGCTTCGGCTAGATTGCTGAAGGATTCGGACGCCGCGATCTGAGTGGTGTCGGGGGCGCGCGGGAAGAACTCGGTGATTGCCTGCCGACGAGTCCGCTGCGTGGTAGCTTCCCAGTCAGCAATGCGGGCATCGTTGGCGAAGCCGATAATTGCCGAAGGTGTGGTTAGCGGAGTAGGCGGCGTGAACCGGTCAGTGTTAGCGGCAAGGAATGCTTCGGCTTCTTCGCGGGTCGCGAGGGGTTCGGGCCGGTCAGGCAGCGTAAGGGGAGCCGGGCGCGGCGGGCCAGCTTCGGCGGGCGGCGGGGTAGGAGCGGGCTGCTGGGCGCCTTCGATGGGAGTTTCGCCAGGCCTTGTGCCTTGACGCAAAACTTCGAGTGCGGCAGCTTCCTGTTCGGTGGAAGGGGGAGTTGCGCCGGGCGCCGGGCCTGCACGACCTGTAACGCGAAGACCAGCACCGACGCCGCCACCCGCAATGCCGCCTACAATACCAGATTCAGCAACACGGGTTGCCCGTTCTGCTAGGTCGAGATCGCCGGTTGCAGCAGCGATGACACCTTGGCGCGCGGTTTCGCCCGCCATTTCGCCACCCGCACCTAGGGCCGCAGTCTGCCGGACACCGCCAGCACGACCGCCAACGATGCGCGCAGCAATCCGATCCACAACAGCATCGCTGACTTGGTTGCCCATGATGCGCTTGAGGACAGGGCCGAGGGCTAGTGCCTCGCCTGCGCCAATGGCGGAACCAAAGCTAATGGCGATTTGGCCTGCTTGTTGCGGAGGGATGCCTTCTGCGATAAGACCCTGATACAGTTCATCGACGCTGCCGAGAATGGAGCCGCCGAACAGACCGACAGTAGCGCCGGTAGCAGCACCCTTCGGGCCGCCGATCAAAGCGCCCGCACCGGCAGTGGCACCGATGGTAGCTATGCCGCCAGCAACGGCACCTGCGGCTTGACCTGCAAACGCGGAGAGGGCATCAATGGGATTGCGGACAATGTCGCCTAGCTCGGGGGCGCGGGTGCCGGGCCGACTGTCGCCGGGGGCTACGAACTCGCGAGCAGCACCGAGACCAGCAGTGATGCTTTCGGGGGCACCGACGGCGGCTGCGCCAGCTTGGAGGGCACCGGGAACTGCGCCGAACTGGCCACGGAACTGCTGGCCGAAGCTCTCGCCAAAGCCTTCAATGGGCATCTCGCGGCGGAGACGATCCCACTGCGTGTCCATATAGGCATAGGCGGCTTCTTCCGAGGGGGCACCCTCCACACGGATGATACGCCCATCAGGAAGTCTAAAGTCGAAGTTACCGTTCGCCATTGCTTGTTAGGGAGTCCGGGGATATGTAAGCGTCTGGCTAGGCTGCGTCCCCGCCGGGGCTCCCGCGCCGCCGGTAGTAGCAGTTCCCGCGCCGCCACCTTGAATGTTTAGCAATCCTGCGGCAGCCGCATTTAGGGAGTCGCGGACATAGCGATCTACGAGTTCATCGCGGCGAGTAATTTGCGCCGGGGTCGGGGCGACACCTTCAACAATGCCCACATCAGTATTGGCTAGGCGTATGGCTTGCTGTCGAATGTTAGCAATTTGCGCCTGAGAGAGGGGGCGGGGCGCATTGCGGAGAGCTTGGGTGGGAAAGATACCTTCGAGGACAGTCGTGGTGCCGTCGCGATTCATCCTCACCGCGAAGCCAGTACCTTCTTGGGTGCCGACAATTGTTCCGGGTTCAGGGCGATTACCACGTTCAATATCGGCGGCGAGGCGGCGTTCTTCGATGGCGCGGCGCTGACGTTCGATTTCGATTTGGTCGCGGCGATACTGTTCTTGAGACTGCTGTTCGGCAGCTTGACGTTCGGCTTCAGCGATGCGGCGCAGTTCTTCCATGCGCGAGCGGTCGCCTTCTGCTTGGGCGCGCGCGCCAGCACTAAGCATTGTGAAGAAGTTAGGGCTGCCTGACGCGGCCATGCCCGCGCCAAATTCAGAAAGCCTCTGCAACCCTTCATTCTGCAAATTGCTTGCCGTTCGCTGACGAAGAAGGTCCAGAAACGAAGGAGTCGTTTGCTGTTCAGCCATTGATGTGACCTGTTTGCTGCGACATTGTTAAGAGCTAAGCCCGAAGAACTTACCAAGTTCTTGAGCCCCTTGAATAAATTTGGGAGCTTGTGTTATGCCGCTGATGATAGAGCCAGCCACATTAGGTCCTGGGCTCGTTGCAGTCTTTGTTTCACCAGCACCAAGAACCGCCGGTTGCAAAGTCAAGGAGCTTTTTAGGACATCCAATGCAGCCTTCGGATAGTCGCGCTCCTCTTGAAAGTTGCGATACAGCAAATCAAGGTTTTGTTGGTTAAGCCCTTGCTGCGCTGCTCCGATTGAAAGCATCGGGTTAACTTCTGTGCCAATCCGGCTTGCATTTTGGTCAAGCCCTTCACTAAGCAAACCCATAGAAGTTTTGTATAGATTGGGAATATTTTGTTGATCCAGTCGGAATTGATTGAGCGCGCTGGCATAAGCAGCAGCCCGTTGCTTGGCCGATTCCTCGCCAATGGTGCGCTGGGTGCCGCGCTCCAATTCAGATTCTGCAATGGCTTGGCGAGAACCGCCGAACGAGCCGGTGCGCGCAGACTGCTGGCCGAGGCGCAGACGCTCGCGAGCCGCTTTCTCTTCGATGTCGCGGATAGCAGGGTCGAGAACTGCTTCGGTGTAGGGCGACATATACTGACTAATATCAGCATTCGGAAGCGTTACCGCCATGTCTTGAATCGCGCTAATTCCGCGCTGAGTAAGATCAGGGGTAAGCGCCGACAAAGCCCCACCAGCCTCAGCGACATTCCGCGCCGCCTCGAATCCGGCGAGTTGATCTTCAGTGAAGCCTGCAATGCGGGGCTGTGTATATGGAGTATAAGGCTCGGCGGCTATCTTACCGGCAAGGTCAATTATATCTTTACGCCGTGCAGAAACTTCTTCTGGTAGTTGGGCCGTCGTATTGGTAGTTGTAGTGGAAGGGCCTAGCCCGAAAAAATCACTGAGGGCGCCGCTCATTAATTCATGCTCCTCTTGAGGATTTCGCCAACGGGCAGAGGGCCAGCTTGACGGGTGGTGCCAGTCTTGGCATCACGAACTTGACGAACCAGATCGTAGAGGCGACGCGCACCAGCATTGGAAGAACCGTCACCCATCATCGAGACGACGTCAGCAGGAATGACGAACTCGCCATCCGACAAAGCAGCCGCACGGCGCCCTTCGATGGAAGTGGGAATCAAGTCGTCGAGGCCGCCGCCCGGACCAATCGCGATCTTGCCACCGCCCGCCAACGGAACGAGGCCGCCCCCAGCAAGCTTAATCAAACCGCCCTGCTTGTGCGCTTCGCCCCCCATATCACCGCCGCTCTCGCTGGCTTGGGCTTCGCCGCCGGGATCGCCTTTTTCACCGCCGCCAATAGACTCGCCTTTGTCACCAGGGGTCGGGCCAGTAGTAGAGTCTGTTTCACCGAGTCCCTTGGAGGCATTGTTTCCGGAGAATGCGCTGAGGGGAGCTTCAGCAAAAGCATCATAGCCAATAATATTACCAAATTGAGCAGCAGCCGGGGTGCCCAATATTCCGTAAGAAAGATTGGAAGCCAGTGCGGAAGGGAAGCTAACTTCTTGAGGCAAGCCCATCATAGCTAGATCGGCATTCAAACCCCGAACATCAGCGTAAGTGCCGAGCGCCCCAAGGCCCAAGCCGCCCACAGTGCCACCGAGAACGGTACCCGCAACACGCCCTAAAGAACCGTAAGCAGTTTGACCGAAGTTGCGATCAAGGCTGCCGGGGTTGGGGCCTAAGCCGGTGAGGCCACCTTCGCCCGCTGCACCACCACCATCTCCGGTATAACCACTTTCAACAGGACCTTGGGGTGTTTGCGGAGGAGTAGCCGGACGGGCCGGGGCATAGGTATAGAACGAAGGAATGTTGCCCGTGATCCCTGCGGTGTATGGATCAAAGGTGCCCTCAGTCGGCGGCGTGTAGGTGCGGTTCAGCAGGGATTCGGACATGATGCGGCCTTCTAATGCATATTATACCACAGGGTTGGAGGAAAATAAACTCAGCGAACGTCCACGAAGTTGGACGCTTGTAGTGCAATCAGCAGCTTGCCTACAATGTTTGTGAGGTCGGGCAACGACGCAGTTGCCATATCGACAGTGATAGGTGCGGAGACGGTGCCCTTGATGATGAACTGGGGGCGGGTGCGTCGGCCCGGATCGAACAGGTCGCTTTGTTCTAGGACCTTGATCAGGCGGTTCCAGGCGTCGCGGGAAGATTCGTCCCAGTCGGGCGGGGCCGAAGGGAAGGTGCGGGAAGATATGCGGCGTGTCATCGCAGACCGTCAGCCTCAATTGCCATGCGGAAATCGCCCATCCGCCACGGCACGTTGGAAGAAGTGGAGGACTGGATTTGCAGGGTGAGTTCGCGGCCCCGCAGACGGACAGAAGTTTTCTGCGTTGTGCCTGTCACGGGGAATGGACCCTTGCTGATGATGGGGCCGCCGGGGTATTTGCGGGCTTGGAGGGTGACGTAGAGGGTGCCAACGTAGGGCGTGTTGTCGGCAAGGTTGGTGAAGTCGGGCACGAACTTGTTGACGAACAGAATGTTGTTGCCGTCTTCTTCGTCGAAGAAGTCACCCTCTAGGTTGGCTACTAAGGCAGAGGTATCGGCAGTATAGCCACTCTCCTGATAGTAGAGGTTGCCAGCGACGTCGTCAATAGCGAGAGGCAGATTGAAGGTGCCAATGTCTTCCCACACGGTGCGGGGCATCGTACCAATGGTCCAATGGTTCTCGCGCGTGTTATAGATGACGTAGCGGTCGTTCTCGCCGTTCGGGGAGTCGAAGGTCGGATAGAACCAGATGATCTCGTCGAAGGTCGAGTTGGTGCCCGCATAGATTTTGTCTTGATATGCGGGGTCGATGTTGTCATAGATGAAGCGCAGCACCGTGCAAGGCAGGGTTTGGAGGCGCCCATCATATTTGTAGAATTGGCCGTTCGTCGCCATCCAGTAGAGGGTGCCGTTGTATTCGACGGTCGCGTTGCGCGAGATGACGCCGCACCGTTCGCCTACAGCGGTAAAGCCGAAGACGTCATTGCCGCCAATGTATTGCTGGATGAACATGTCGCTGTCGGTTAGGATAGCGGTCTTGTCGCCAATGCGATTGACGGCGCGGATTTCCGAGCCACGGCTGGGTAGCGGATAGTCACCTGCGGTGTTGGTTGCGGACGGCGTCCAGTCGGTGAAGTCTTCCTGCGAACACCAACGAATAAGGAGCGGACTGTAGGTGCCGGAAATGTCGTGGGTGCCGTAGAGCAGAACGTGCCGGGCTTCAGAGGCGACGCGCACAATCTGGTTGATGGAGGGTGCCGTCGTTACGATGGTGACGCGGTCGGTGATTCCGGCAGCGGTGCTCCAATACATGAGCGGGCCGCCCGAAGGAACTGCCATCATGTCGGTGCCCCAAACGTCAGCGGACCAAAGGCGCAGCGGCGTGCTGGCCGTGCCAAGCGGAGTGCCCCACCCGAAGTTGCCGCCCCACGGCCCAGTGCCCCACCCACTCAACTGGAGGGTGGAAATAAGACCCGCATTGTAGCGCAGGTTCAGGGTAATGTCGCCGCCTGTGGCAGCCGAGGTT